GCCACAGAACTAAACTTTAACCTTCCCGACTTTGGCGTTTTGTCTGCCGAAAGCGGGTGCAAAACTTGCGGATAAAAATGGAAACAGCGCTGAAAATATTGGGCGGAATCCTGCTTTTCATTGGTATTTTTGCCATTATCGCCGTTCGGGTTGGCGCAAAGGCCGAATCGGAAACGCGGCGAATGCTTGACAAAAAAGAATGACATGATATTTTGCTGTTTGGCTTTTTTCTTTTATCTGTTTTTCAAAAAAGAATGAAATTATGCCCTGTTCAATTATGCCTATTTTTATGGATATTGACTGCCCAAAAAAGGGATCATTTGAAAGGGCGCAAACCCTTTGGGGTAAAGTTGAAAGAGTGGAGCGAGGGTTTGAAAAAGGAACGATTTATGTGGGGCGGCAAACCGTTTTTCATGTAAATAAAGCAGTCCCAGAGTGGGTTATTACGGGCATAATGGTTGAGATAAACATAAAAAGCGACGGCACAACAACAATTCAACAGGCGAATGACCGACTTTGAACAAAGCATCGTATCCGGCTTAGACGCTGCAATGAAGCGGCTGCAAACCGATATGCGGGCAGAGTTGAAAGCACAGGGGCACAACCTTACAGGCAGGCTATCCGAATCCCTGGAATATGAAATTGAGGTTCAGGGGGATACAATTACGGCGGTAATGGAGTGCGAAGATTACGGGCTTGCTATTGAGTTTGGCGTACCCGCTTCGCGCATACCTTACACGCCTGGCGGCGGCAGCGGTGGTACATCAAAATACATTCAGGGATTGATCCGGTTTTGGAATTTGCGGGGCGTTACAGGGCGCGAAGGTGTACGGGCGGCGTTCGCGACGGCGGCAAAGCACAAACGCGAAGGAATGCCGACTAGAAGCAGTTACGCGTTTTCATCCACTGGGGCAAGAACCGGATTTGCATCAACGGTTATCGAAAGGGACTTGGATTTGATCGGCAGGATATTGGAGGAAAAAACGGGGCTGACTTTGGAAATTGTCATTGCGCCAGAACTGGATAAAATTGAACCTATTAGAATTTCAATATGATGATTGATAAAGACCTTTAACCGGCAAAGGACGGGGTTAGTGGTCGTATGATTATGACAACCGACATAAAAATGCGCCACACTGACACGTTTAATCAGGATAAAATATTTACCATTGACGACCTTCGCAGGTGTTTTGAAGAGTCGCGTTTAACACATCCGATGGCCGGATTTAAGCACGATACCTTTGAGCAGTATTTTGAATGGGTCAAAGCGCAAAACGAATGATTAAAAGCGCATAAATGGCAAGGAAGATACTTTTTGAAATTGAGATTGAAAACGTCGGAGCCGCCCGACGCGTCGAAGCCTTACGCGAAGAAATCCGGCGGCTGAACAAAGAAATTAAGGGCGCTGAAGTTGGCAGCCCTATTTTCAATGATTTAGTTGCAAAACTGACAGACGCAAAATTAGAAACGGCGAGGATAAAGGACGAACAAAAAGCGCTCAACCGTGAATTTCAGGCAGCAAAGTTTCCAAAGGATAGTTTGGCCGGTCTAAGGATTGAGTACGCGAAATTGACAGAACAGATAAAAGTGTTGAGTGCGGCGGATCGGCAAAGCCCTTTCGGCCAAAGCATTATCAACAACGCGGCAAAGGTAAAAAAAGAAATTGACGGGATAGAGCAGTCCATCGGGCGGTTTACGGGAAACGTAGGAAATTACCGTTCGGCCTTTGACGGGCTAAACAATGTTTTGCTTTCCATTGGGGCGGGATTTGGAATAAACGAGGCAATCCAGCAAAATGCGCGACTTTCTGACAGCATCGCCAACGTTGCCAAAACAACAGGATTAACCATAGAGCAGGCAGAAAGGCTGGCAGAAGTTTTGAAGTTCCGAGATACGCGCACGTCTTTGGCCGACCAATTGAAGATAACCGAAATTGGCGGGCAGTTGGGTATTGCTACCGATCAATTGGAGGAATTCACGGAAGGCGTTGATGTGCTTAACGTCGCGTTGGGGGATCAATTCGGAAACGTGGACAATCTTACCCGCGAATTTGCAGGGCTGCGAAACGTATTAACTGACTTCAAAACGGAAAATGCGGCGGATGACATTCTGAAACTTGGCAACGCCGTGAACTACCTGGAGGCGCAAGGCAACGCAACCGGGCAAAGCATTGTGGACTTCGCCGGGCGTATCGCGGGCGCGGGTGTTCCTTTGGGCGCAACAACCGATCAAATTATCGGGTTGTCAACCACCCTTTCTGAACTTTCAATAAATCCTGAAAGAGGCGCAACAGCAGTTTCAAGACTACTTACAGAACTTGCAAAGGCACCCGCAACTTTTGCGCAGGCCATTGGCGAACCGGCAAAGCAATTCACCGAATTGGTACAGACGGATATTGTCGGAGCGCTGGCATTGGTATCAGAGCGCATTGCAACCAACAGCACGACAAACACAGCGTTTGCCACAACATTAGACGAACTTGGCATCGGCGCACAAGGCGCTATCGAGGTGTTTGGTAAGTTGGGCGGCTCTACCGACCTGCTACGCACCCGCATAGCGCAGGCGGGCGAAACGCTGCAAAATACCGACAGCATTACCCGCGAATTTGAGGTAAAGAACAACAACGCGGCGGCGGCGGTAGAAAAACTAAAAAACGCAATTACAGGGGCGCTGACAAGTTCAGACGCACAGGATGCAATCGCAGGAATTGCCGCATCCCTGACCGATTTGATAGGGGTATTGGGTGATACATTCGAGTTTTTGAAAGAAAATGAATTAGTGGCGATTGAATTTGCGGCGGCGCTCATATACCTCAACAGGCAGGGCATTATTGCTGCAATCCCCCTGCTTCGCACATTGGGCGTATCGTTAGGGTTTTTGGTAGTAAATGAGCAGGGCGCAATTGTGGCAACCAATACGCTGACAACGGCACAGGGCCGGGCGGCGGTGGCAGCGGGTATCCAGGCAACGGCTACGCGGGCGCTTGCATTGGCACAGGGCGCATTGCCTTTCGTCGCTGTTATTGCGGCTACCTATGCGCTGGTGGCGGCATGGGATGCATACGAGCAGAGCGCAAGCGCGGCGGAAAAGGCGGCGAATACGCTTGCCGATGCACAGGGAGAGATTGCGAAGGAGAGCGCAAAAGAGGTTGAGGCGGTACGGCAAAATATCAACGTCCTGAAATTTGATATTGACAACAAGGATGCCCGCAAAAAAGCGATTGACGCGCTGATTGCTGTCAATCCTGAATACTTGAAAGGGTTAGACCTTGAAAACGCCTCACTGACGCAATTAAACGAAATACAAAATGAACTTACCGACAGTATTATTCGGGGGGTAGCGGAACGGAAAAAGCAGACGGCGTTAGATGGTATTACCGGGCAAGTGGTGGAGCAGGAGTTGCGAATACAGCAGGCCATAAAACAGGATTTGCCCTTGCCTGTCATTAACTCGCTACGGCTCCGCCTTGGGGAATTGAAAGACGAATACGACGCGACAGCGGCATCTTTTAACGACGCTTTCAATATCGGCGGGGGCATTAGTGAGACGACAATAAAGCAGCAGGATTTACTGCAATTTACATCCGACCTTGCCGGTAAAATGCCCGGTTTCGCACAGGATATTTCGACGGCGAACAAAGAAATCGAAAAGACAGGCAAAGAGGCCGCAGGGTCAGGCGATAAAATAAAGGGGTTGGGTGACAAGTCCAAGGGGGCGAAAGACGAAATCACGGCACAGGCCGGGAGCGTGGCGGCGTTGAAAGACGAACTTTCAAAATTGCAAAGGCAGATTGACGCAACGGCTCCAGACAGCCCCGCTTTAGTTGGTTTGATTCGACGCCTTGATGAAACAAAACAAAAAATAAAAGAGGCTGAACAGGCGCTATTACAAAGCACATTTAAAGCCCTGTTTGGTCGTGAATTGGCGGCGCCTTCGTTAGAAATTGGCAATCAACCAGATTTAACAATAGTGCCGGAATTGGCATTTGAGCCGGATGCAAAAGATAAGTTGATTGAGGAGGCAAGGGCGGCAAAAGACGCAGTGCAGGCGGCTTTGACGGCGGTTGAATTTCCGGTTGAAGTGGATATGACCGACGCCGAAAAGAAATTCCAGGAGGAAAGGCGCAAGGGGAATGAGCAGGCCGCAGCAGCCGAACAGGAACGGCAACAAAAGGCATTTGAGGAAAGAGAGAAATTGCAGCAACAGGCCACCGAGGCAGCAATAACCGCCGGGCAAACAATTGCCGACAGTCTTACGCAAATTCAAAGCAATAGGCTGAAACAAGAGACTGATGCAAAACTTGCACAGTTAGACGTAGAAACGCAGGGGCAAATAGCGGCGGCGCAAGGAAACGAGCAAAAAATAAAGCAAATCGAAAAAGACGCGGCAATAAAGCGGGCGGCAATTGAAAAGGAGGCGGCAAGAGAGCGTAAAAAAATAGCCGTCAAAGAGGCGCTAATAAATACAGCATTGGCCATTACAAAAGCCCTTACCGGCGCTCCACCACCTGCAAACCTAATTTTGGCAGCAGTGGCGGCGGCGGCGGGCGCGGCGCAATTGGCGGTTATAAATTCGCAGGAATTTGCGGAAGGTGGTATCGTGAAGCGGTTGAAGCCCGGAATAATCCGCGAGAAACAAAACGCACCCAAAACAGCGAAAGGGGACACGGTTTTGGCGTATCTTGCACCGGGGGAAATGGTTTTGAACGAGGGGCAGCAAAATACGCTTCGTTCGT